ATCCCTTACTCTATCAACGATGTGAAGTTCACCATCGAGGGTGAGGTGACCAAGGTGGCTGAGCAGAAGCTGGACTTCGCCAACATCAAGACCAACCCGCAGCGTGTCGCTGCCTCTGTTCCCGTCAGCCGTCGTGCTGTCGCTCAGGCTGCATTCGACATCATCGCCTTCCTGACCTACAAGTTCCAGAAGGGCTGGGCTATCTTCCGTGCACAGCACGTCTATGGTCACGGCGCATTCAGAAAGCTCGACATGCCTTTCGCTAAGGTTGACATCGTTGAGCTGACTCTCGACGAGAACATCGGTAAAAACCTCGCCAAGGAGATTGCCGCGATGTACGACCTTGGCTTCGAGGGCGACCCCGAACTCATCATGGACAAGACCACCGAGGTTGACCTGAAGTTCACCAAGCTCATCCCCGGCACCACCGACTCGAACCGTACCGTCGTGCAGGATGGCCAGTGCGTAGGCTACCGCTACAAGGTATCTCCGTACATCGACTACTCGTTCGACGAGAACGGCATCGGCACGAAGGACTTTGCTGATCCCGACACCAAGAAGATTCCTATCCGTTACATCGGTATCGGTCACTTCGGCTACCTGAACGAGCAGGTGTACGCTGATGGCATCGAGTTCAATGTGGACGGCACCTCTCAGGAGAACTTCGACCGCAACGTGATTGCCCTCGGCATGGGACTCGACTACTCGCTGGTTGAGATGTCAAGCAAGGTCAACGGCGGCAACGCAAACGGCAAGCCCCAGGCCTTCAAGCTCATCAAGCTCATCGAGCCCGCATCTTCTAACGAGATCGGCGACTAAATCTCTCACGTTCATAGTTACTTGAAGTCGGCTGGCGGGTCTCCCCGATGCAACAGCAAAGGCCGTGAGGCCCGTCAGCTTTCCTTTCAATCAGTAATCACGTCAAGCACAAAGTAATATGGGACTTTTAACCGACGCATTCTTTAAGTCAGCCCTGGAGAGCAATGCCGACCTCATGGCAGCACTGCCTGCACACGCCATCTATAACAACATAGCCGACCCCGACTATGACATGGAGAACGTGCCCGTGCCGTACATCATCGTCAACAACGACGGTGGCAACAACGACACGCAGACTAAGGACGACTACGAGGGAGCAGAGGATAAAGTGAACATTAGCATCCGCATCGTGGCGAAGACTAACGACTCGTTGCGACAGATGGCCGTCGCCGTGCGCCGCACCGTCCATGACTACATGCAGGCATCAGCAGAGCGCATAGATGAAGGCACGCCAGCCGAGAACGACGACCTGCGGCCCTACGACTACGACTTCTCGTTCAGCGACGTAAGCTACGAACCGCAGAAGCCCAGCCATACGATCATGCTATATTACCAGTGCGCGACTCCAAACGAAATATTCACCGAACCATGAGCAAAGAGAAGGTACAAGAGCAGGAGCAGCAGACTGCAGCCGATGCCACCATTCCCGCTGATTCTTCAGCGGGCGAAACCGCCACTGTTCCCGACACTCCCACGTCGGGCATAGAATCCCCCGTCATCCTCCGCGCCAAGAGCCGCGAGGAACTTGACAAGCAGTTGAAAGAACTGAAAGCCAAGCACGAAGGACGTACTCTCGCCGCAGGAGCCGTAGCCCGCAACAGCGACGACGGCACCTATATTCTCCGCATTGACATCATCTAAAAATATCACAACATGGCAACACTTAAAGGTCAGAACTTACGCATTCTGCTTCAAGAAGGCAACAAATTCAAAGTGGTGGCAAAAAGCACAAATTGCACCGTGACGCTCACAGGCAACACAGACGACGCATCGACAAAAGACGATGTGGGTCTGGCAAGCAAGCCAGAAATCACCTCGAAGTCGTGGAGCGTTCAGGTGGAGTCGCTCGATGTGACTGATACCGCCGTCGTACTCAACGCCATCAAGAACCTCACGCCCCTCACGCTTATCTGGGATGAGACATCCGCAGCAGACAACCAGGAGGCAAAGGCCGCAGATTATGCCCGCAAGGGCCAGGCATATCTGAACGACGTAACCTTCCAGTGGGATGACAGAACTAACTCCACCAAGCAGCTCCAATTCACCGGCAGCGGCGCACTGGAGAAACTCAGTGCAGCCCCGGAAATGGAAATCATCGCCGTCGATGGGGCCTACACCAAGGGCCAGTTCGTTCGTCTCTTCCTGGGCAGCGACAACTCCGCCGTTCCATCACGGATTTTGGCAGCCTGCAAATCGCTCAGTATGCACATTAGCCTTAGTCTTGAATCCGCAACGACCAAGGACACCGAAGGCGACTGGGAGGTGCAGGAGCCCACAGCCCTCAGTTTCGACATCTCGTCGAACGCGCTGGTCAAGAGTGGCGACACCATCACCTCTACCGTGCAGGGCCAGGACTTCGCCTCTATCGAGGACATCTACGAGGCAGGCGTCCCCGTGCGCTTCCAGATTGCGAACACCAGCGGTGCGAACAACCGCACCAAGGGAGCTGTCATCTGCTCGGGCTCGGTGGTCGTCACCCAGCTCACGCTGAATGCCCCGAACAGGCAGAGTTCGGTCTATACAACCACTCTCACTGGTTACGGCATCTACACGGTCGCCGCATAGCATACCCCGTTCAGTGGAAGGCGGCACTGCCGCCTTCTTCCTTTTTTTAGTTCAGTACGTTGCGGCATTGCCGCAACCACACCTCAAAACATCAAGCAACTATGATCCACGAAGAAATTACCCTTGCAGGCAAGCCCGTCACACTGGGATACTGCTACGCCACCGAAATCGCCTACAAAGACCTCTCAGGCGAAGACGTCACCGCCATCCTTCAAGAGGCCGTAAACAGCATTAACGCTCAGCCGCCACACATGCCCGACGCAAAGCGCAGTATCTACCTCGTGCTGGCCGCTGTCACGGCCTACTATCAGAGCAAAGACGAAGACGCGCCCATCAAGGACACCGATATGATGAACGACACCACGCCCCTCGAACTCGGCACAGCCCTTGGCACCATCATCAATCTTTGGGCGAAGTTCTACAACATCCCCAAGGGCGAACCCGAAGGCAAACCATCGAAAGGAAAGGGCAAGAAAGCAAAAAACTAACCACCGCCCACGACATCTACCAACTTCTCGTGGGCGAGATAGGCATCCCACGCCGTGAGTTCCTCTATGACATCCAATTCTGGGAAGTGCGCCGCATCATCCGAGGCTACCGCCAGCGAGACATGCTGAAGCACCAGCTCCTCGCCGAATGCGCCTACGCCGCCATCTACGCCATGCGTGACCCTAAAGGTAAGACCGTAGCTGACATGTTCCCAATTATATTCGACACAGACGATGACGACGAAGAGCCTCCCATTAGTAAGGAAGACGTGGCAGAGCTTCAGCAACTTATAGCAGAAACCAACGCGAGGAACCAATCTGTTCAAATTTAAACAAAAAGGGCATCGGAAAAATATGTGCCGGTGCCCTTTTTTTGCGACAACTATCTTCACCAAGTCCCGGTCTTCGGATTCTCCCATTCTCCGTTCACGTTAACGTCCAGCCCTCCGGCACTGCCGAACAGATTTCCCGAATATTCCGTACCCCTGTTCGCCTTGAACGGTGCCCCCGTAATCGTAGCGGATCCAAGCACATTGCCGTCTGCATCCTGTGCCTGTACGCTCACGTTTGTCACCCATTCATCCGCTCCGCTCAGTCCGAAGATACTCACAGACATCTGTCCTTCTGTCCCGACATACGACTCAGGCACCGCCACCCTTCTTTCCGTCTGTTGCGCAGCCACCGCAGCACCATTCATGTAGTCCCATCCGTAATACCACCGTTCAGGCGTTACGACAACAGCCGCGCAGCCCGTCGGTACTTCATCATTCACCACGATGCGCATTTTCGTAGCCACGCGGTCGAGCGTGACCGCCCTGTTTCCGTTCGAGGTACTCACCACTTCTACATCATAATCCTTCCAAAACGTGTCCCTTGGCCCCGTCCACGTGATAGTATGTCCATCGGCATCCAGCGTCGCCCCGTCGCCCCTCGATGCCACAAAGTACACATGGTGCGAGCCATACGCCAGTGACATCTTCGGTGCGCCCCAATCCGCATCGTCTGCCGTCTGGTGTACCGACTGCACACATGTGCCGCCCATGTAGTCAAACACCCATAAATCGGTCATTCCCTTCTCGTCAGCCGCCAGATAGCCGCGCGTGAAGGTGGCCGAATTGAAATCACCCTTCACCGTGAACGTGAATTTCTTTACATCGTTTTTGCCCGCCATCTCAAGCGGTTCGCTCTCATCCTCAACTTCGCCGAGGATCGGCTTTTCGCAGGCCGCCACCAGCAGCACCGCGAACATCATTAACAGCATTTTCTTCATGATATTTCTTAGTTGAAAGTTCCTCAATCTTCCGCAAGTCGGCAAACACCTGCTCAGGCATCACCTTCGCATACCTTTGCGTCTGCACCGTGCTCGTATGCCCCAGCATCCTTGCAATATTCGCCAGGTCAATGCCCATTGCCTTGGCACGAGTGGCAAACGAGTGTCGGGCCAGGTGTGAGTGCAGCGGAGTGGCGACACCGGCAGCCAGCCCTATAGCCTTCAGCGCGTGGTTGTAGTCGGCATTGCCCATCTTCGGCAGCTGCCAGCCGTACTGCTCCAATATCCGTATGCACTCATCGGTCAGCATTGTCAGGTACTGCACGCCCGTCTTCACACGGTGCCCCACGTTGACCCATTTGCCGTCTATCTGTTTGTATTCCGAGAAGTCAAAAGCCTGCAAATCCGCATAAGAAAGCCCCGTGTGCATCTGAAAAACAAAGAGGTCACGCGCCACAGCCATCGCCGTGCCCTTCACAGGGTGTACCGACTCCACGGCTTGCATTTCCTCGTTCGTCAGAAACTCCACGCTCTCTTTATCGCCCCGCTTGAACTTCCCACGGAGTCGGTCGTATGGGTTGTATTCAATCTTCCCGAACAGCACGGCACGGTTCAATATCGCCTTCAGGCACTTGTGGTAGTTATACACCGCACCGTCACCGATGCACTGTTCCTCTTCGCCAGCCAGTCTTTCAGCATCGCTCATAGGCTTCTTAATGGTATGCAGCCAAGCGTCCCACCGGCACAGGTTCTCCACCGTCACGTCATCCCACCGCGAAAGCTGTCCGTACTCGCGCATGCGTGTGCGCAAAGTAATATAATGTTTCTCCGTGCCGGGCTTCAGCCCCATCTGCTTTTGCTGTTCCTCAACGAAGTCAATCAATGCCGTGCCCTCATGATCGAGGTCGTCGCGCACGCTCCACGCCCTGCGCTTGATTTCAGCCACGTCCAGCGGCCTGCCCTCGTCGATATACCTGTTCACCTCTTCCTGCACTTTGCGGAATATGATGTTCACGCGGCGGTTCAGCTCGTCTTTGTCAGCCCTACCAACTATAGAGCCGCCAACAAAGTCATGCCTGGCCACGGACACCCCGGTGCCAATGTACCTCGCCTTTCTCTCATACGTCACGCGGATTTCAATCGGGCCAATGTCATTCTTGCTCTTGTTTCCGCGATGGTCGAATATTACGTCTGTTGTGATTGTCGATGCCATAGTATTATTTTTTTACGTTTTTGTTTTACGTCTTGTTTACCATCCCCGTCTGCCGACGGGAAACATTTTGCAAATACTGCCCCGAAATACACCAATCCACCCAAAAATACCCTCACGGGAAACATTTTCTGTCATTTCAACTCTCTGATAAATAAAGGGGTTCCAGCATTTACGCCGTTACCCCAATATTTTTATGTGATCCGCTTGGGGTTAGTTACAAGAGTGGTGGGGTTACATTGTGTTTACGGGGAACCCCGTTTGTTAATTTTTCATGAATGTAAAACATTTGCGCTCATTGTTCATTTCTCGTGATGTAGCAATCGGAAAAATAAAGGCCGTCGTTGGTGCCGATGTAACAGTAGCAACGACAGGGGAGAGTGGAGAAGTCACGGACGTAGGCGGTTTGGTCTTTGGGGACGTAGCCGACACGGTGGCCTTCATGAGTGACTATCTTAATTGCGTTCTGGTCGTAGGGGTTGGTCGGATCGGGCTCCAGGGTTGCGACGAACTCGCCGAGGTGTTCGCTGACATGCTCGCCGTGCGTGATGCCTGCAATTTTAAACTCGATATAATCCAGACCATGATACCCATTGTAATTTGGCCAGACGCTGATATTGTAGCCTTTGTCCTTGATGCAGAAATATTGGAGTTCTTGGATGGGTGTGCCAGAATTATCATCTTCAATTTCTACCTTCACCTTTGGTTTATTAATTGGATTGCCATTTTCGTCAAGCAGGTCGAAGTGTTCGGGCTTGGTTGGCTTTTCTTTTTTCTCCTGTGTTGATAATGTTGGCAAAACAAACACACAAAACATGACTATTGCTACGACAACAATGATAATGTAGATAATTGTACTCATAATTATTATATATTAGGTTGATTTTTACCTTCAGCTGCACCGATGGGGAAGTGGTAATTGGAGAGGTCGTCGGCATTGGATTGGGCAATGCGACGTTCCAGTTCGAGGATACGAGATTCGCGGGCACGAATAATCGCATCTTTGTCGGCGATAGTTTGTTCAAGGTCGGCGATGCGGGACTGCTTCTCGGCAATGATGGCATCTTTGTCGGCAAGATGGTCTGCCATTTCTTGATCCTTGCGCTTCAGGTCGTCAGTCAGACGGTTGGCGAGCTGAACGTATGCGGATATGGTTGCGTTGTGCTCGCTGGCGGGGTCGATGTAAGTCTGTTGCTGCTGAGTGGAAGATGACTTCTGAACGGTCACCGATTCGCTTTCACCGCGCAGGTAAGCAGGGTCTATGTCGCGGAACTTTGAAACGAGCTTGCGGATGGTCTCAGGTGAAGGCTGACGCACCTTGTTATTAAGTATGCGCGATATAGTTGCCTCGTTGATACCAGTCTTCAAGGACAGCTCTTGCTGATCCCCTACCAGTCCTTCAGAATAGAGCCAGTCGAGTGCTTTTTTAAAACGTTCGTTTTTTGTCATTGCACCAAATGTATTAAAAAGACTTAAAATTTGACACCGTTTTGCACGGGTTTAATTTTTAGTTTGTATATTTGCACCCGTAAGTAAGTAACACTACAACGAGGCAAGAAAATAGCCGTCAGACGGGAGGCCGTCTTTTCGAAGTGGATAACCGCCAATTTGCGAACACTTTGCGAGGGTGTCGGATTGCAAATATACGGCTTTTTCTGCCAAGTTGTATAAAAACAAGTAACTAATTAAGTAAAATTAAGAAACAACATGGTAACAGAACGAGTGACACGAGACGACATCAGGACCATCAGCGTAGGGCAGATGGGTGTGTTCGTATTGCCGAACGAGAAGGCCGTGGAGAGTGCCAGGGTGCAGTTTGCTACGCTGAAGCGGCTGGAGGGTATGGAGTTTGAGCGCGTCGAGACCGGGGAACGGTTGACGATTGCTTATAAGAGGTTGAAGTGAGGGAATAGTGACCTTGCGGGGAAACCGCAAGGCACAGTAAAAACAAGGAACTATGACACTGGATAAGGCGACACGTGAGGCAATAGCACAGGCGGTCAGGAAGGCCACGGTGGAAATGCAAGAGGTGTATCATGAACAATGGCTGACGGGCGAGCAGTTATGTGAGACGCTGCCGCTGTTCACGAAGGAGTGGCTGCACAGGTATGGACAAACACTACCGAGGGAGTGCGTGAGAGTGACGACGGAAGACGGCGTGATGCACAAGACGGGGTGGTGCTACCCGAAGATGAAGATACAGCGGATGCTGGCCGAAGGGGATTTCCGTGGATTGCAGATGCGGAAAACTGAAGTTGAATCGCGGAGAGAAGCAAGGAGTGATGGATGGCTTTAAAGGCCGCAATGATATTGCATATAGGACAAGGAAGGTTGGCCGAGTGGTAAGGCAGTTCTCTGCTAAGGAGTAGGTCAGCAATGGCTCGGGGGTTCGATTCCCTCACCTTCCGCAAAAACAGTACGCGCCAGCTGGGTAAATACAGGGCGAAGGGTCGGAGAGTGACGACGGTTGAAGTGAGAACATGCTGAAGCACAAGTCGGGGATAGCAGAAGCAAAAGAAACAGAACCAAACAAAGAGTACGCAATCCTGAGACAGCAGAAGCAACGAGCGGAGACAGTAGGATCGACAGAAAGGGCGGTGGCAGCCCGGACGAAACGACATCGAAGTCACACCAATAAGCGGGAGTGAGGGCGTAAGGCATAAGCTCCATCATAGCCGAGGTGCAAAAAGTACATCACAGTATTAGATTACGTGATACGCAGAAATGCGGGGTGAAAGCAATCTGATGGCGAAGAGGCACGTGCGACGAGTCTGTGAAGAGCCAGGACAGCAGCCGGAAGACACTAATGCGGCCATTGCGCTTGAAGGGTTGCGATAAAATCGCAACATACAGAACAAGGCAATGCGTGTTCCCAAGCCACTAACGCAGAGGGGTGTCGATAGTCCTTGCGGGGAAACCGCAAGGCACAGTAATAACTCACAGTAATAACTAAAACAATAGGAGAGACAATTATGAAAGAGTTTCTGGATATCATGGGGAAGGATATTCTCAGTGAGAACTTCACCAAGCGGGAGTATGTTGTGTATGGCATCGTGGTGCCGGTGGTGCTGGTGCTGTTGTGTGGGCTGGCTGGAAGTCTTGCGTGAGAGTTTACCCTGCGATTGAATCGCAGAGTAATGGACGAAGTTTTACTAATTAAGAAAAGCGAATATGAGCAAGCAAAAGACGAAGGCTGTGGGTGGCGTGTTGGAAGAGTTCACCACGAACAGCAACGGAGTAAAGATTAAGAAGTGCTGTGCCAGTTGTGCGCATCATGATCCATACAACAGTGACGGGCCGAAACGGTTGTGCAAGAAGCACACAATGATAGAGAATGGCAAGGAGAAATCGAAGGTGGTGGACAAGAGCGACCTCTGCAACGACTGGAGCATTAGTGATATGATTGACAAAATTAAACTAAACAAATAACGAGACATGGAATTTGAAGGTAGAATTTCGCGGGTACTGCCTGTAAGGACTGGCACCTCGCAGAAGGGCGACTGGAAAGTGCTGCCCTTCGTTTTTGAGTATTTTGAGACGGGCGACCAGCGGTGGCCTGACAGGGTGCTATTGGAAACGATGGACACGAACATCATGACCCAGATTGGTGCGTACCTGAAGAAGGGTGTTGACGGCAAGGCGGTCGTGGAGAATGGCGAGTGCGTGCTGCTGTACGATCTGAAGTGTCGCGTCGGATTCAGTCACGGCGTGCGGGAGTACGACAAGCAGGATGGCACAAAATCGACCATCAATAACATCCGCTGCTATAAGTTCGAGATTTCGGGACAGCAGGGAAAGCAAGACGGCAGGGCTGCTGCGGTACAGCAGCCTACAGGACAGATACCGACACAGGCTCAGCCGACGGCGGCACAGGCACCATTCCCACTATTCCCACCACAACCTGCAGAAGGAGGTCAACCAGATGACCTGCCGTTCTGACAACAAAAATAACCACGTCTGAACGTGGAGGTACTTGCAGAACCGAAGGGAGCACGACTACGGGCCGTGCTCCCGCTTTTATCAAGGAACTATGAACGAAGAACAATATAACGAGACGGCGCGGAAAATGGCAAGCGCGGCTGGCGTGGTGAAGCTCATCTGCGGTGTGGCGAACAATGCAGCATGGCTGGTGGTGCTCGACGGCTACGACCAGGCGCGTCGGTGCCAACGATACCGCCACGAGGTTAAGCAAGCTTTCAAGATGGCCATTGAGGCGTGGCACGACTACGAGCGGCGACTGTTTCATGCCACCGAGAACAGGATGTTCCACATGGCGGACATGGGCGAGAAGGCACGGAAGACCTACGGCGACATCACAGACCGGCAATACTACGAATTCTGGGCGAGTGTTGGCGGGCCTGCCTATCAGAAGACGCGACCTCTGATCACGAGTCTGTGGAACAAGCATCGCCTCTCGCTGCTGAACCACCATGTGGAGGATGCCGACAAGGTGGCGTGGGTCATCACGGCACAAGCGGCCTTGGAACTGGCTGAACAGCTCTACGAAAAGGCCATACGCGAGTGTATAAACGGCTACGAGCTGCCGGAGCGAATGGTGCGCGAAGTGTTCGGGCAGTTCTCGCTAAAGACGGTCAGTGAGCGGTGGCGCAAGGCGTTGATGATGCTGGCACCTGAGACGGAGTTTGAACTGGAGCCGATGGAGAAGCGCAACATTGAGCTCGGTCTGACGCAACTCTGTGAGGCATGGCTTGACCCTACACTGCTCTACAACTCGACCATGGAGAGTGTAGAAGACTACGATGAAGTATTCCGCACACGCGGCTATCAGAAGAAAGCCCTGCGTGAGATTGCGGAGGTAAGGGAAGAAACTATGAAAGAGCTGGAGAATGACACCATACCCAGGACAGACTGAAATGACCCGTGGCAAAACACATCGCCTGGTACTCAACGATGAGCAGCGCGAGTGGCTCTGCCGATGGTTCCCAGTGACCGAAAACAAGCGGCTGGCGAAGGCAATGGGCATCAGCCTCTACAAGCTCCACTGCTTCGCCCGTGAAATGAATCTTACAAAGAGCGAGGAGGGTTTGCGAGCTATCATGCGACGGAAAACGAAGGCGACGACCAAGACCAATCATAAGAACGGCTGCTATGACCGCAAACGAGGTCACCCACCCAGCGAGGCAACGCTGGAGGGCACCCGGCGACGATGGGAAGAGATACGCGCAGGACTACGAGAATCACCCCAGGACACAGCCAAACGAAAGCACCCAAGGAAGTGGAAAGCCTTGCTGAAGAAACGCAGCGAGAACCGCAAGGAAATGATCCGCAAGGAGAGGCTGCGAATCATCTACGGACTGGAGCGCAAGACCAAACTGAAGATCGTGGTTATGAAGCCGTACACCCGTAGCCAGACAAACCATCGGCACAGCGCACTCCAACGCGGCTATCTGCTCGACATGGATTGCTCCGAAGGTCAGCCGGGTCGATACGCCATCTACTACGACGACGAGACACAGCGCAGCGCACGGTTCGAGGCCAACTGCATCGCGGACGGCTTCACGTTTAAGCGAGACGAATAACATCAAGTGAACTATGAGCGAACAACAGAACAGAATACCACTGCCTGGCGAGCCGACACCCGTGCCCGACTTCCTGAAAGGGGATGACTGGTTCGGGGCGAACGTCGATAATGACTTCCTCGACTTCGACAAGCCATACAGACCGCCAAGATATACGCTGGAGCGCAACGACGTGGCCTTTGCCGACGTGGGCGAGATTCACATCGTCAGCGGCAAGCCGGGCAACGGCAAGACGGGACTCATGGCGCAACTCATTGCGGCGACGCTGGGCGGACAGTTCGGCAAGACCATTGCCCGCAAGGTTGGCCACAAGGTAAACGGTGCCGATGGCTTCCAGGAGGTGCCAACGTGCATTCTCTATGTCGATACCGAACAGGGCGAAGACGACACCATCGGATTCAAGAACCGCATCCTGTCGATGTCGGGCGTGCCCAAGGACGTAGCGAAGCAGCACCTGAAGATACTCCGACTGCGTGACACGGAACTGGCTCTGGACCGATGGAAGAAGATACTGAAGGCGATATGGCAGGTACAACCAACCGACATCTTCCTGGACGGAATGCTCGACATCGTGGAGGACTACAACGACCAGAAGGAATGCCAGCCCATCATCCGCAAGTGCATGATGCTGGCGACCCACTACGACGCCTCGCTCTGGGCGGTGCTGCATGAGAACCCGATGGTTGACAAGCTCGTCGGCACCTTGGGCAGCATCACACAGCGTAAGGTGTCGGAGATTTTTACGGTCATCAAGGTGAAGCAATCCGAACTGAAGGAGCACGACCGCAACCCGAATCTGCCCGACATCTACTTCCGTGTGAAGCAGAACAAGGCCCGTGGCAAGGACGTGGAAGACTGGTACTTCCATTATGTCAGCGTGGACGGCGGTTGGGGACAGCCCGTGGAGATTGAGGACAACGGGCAGCGCATCGTGAGCACCAAGGAAATGGAAATGCTGAAGGAGGCCGACGAGATGTTCAAGGCTTACAACTGGACTTCGACGGGAGCCACCTACACCGACCTTGAGCGGTTTGTCCGCTCGAAGGGCGTGACCTCAAACCGCAAGATTTCGACGCTGTTCAACACCGCAATGGAGAACGGCATCATCTATAAGAGCGACAAGAAAAAGTATCACTACAAGGGACTGAACGCCATCGCTGACAATGATCAGGCAGAGAGCCTGCCGTTTGATAAGCCAGAAGGCGAAGCCCCGTTCTAACAACCCAAGATTATGGCAAAGACCAAGAAACAACCCAAACCCACCATGAGCCAGTACAGCTACATGGTGACGGGACTGCTGACGGCAGCCATCGAGCGCGGCACGAACATCAACGATGTAGTCATCAAGCAGGCCGTGGAAATCACACGCAAAGCCTACGACCTGATAGGCGAGTTGATGACAGAGCAAGACACCGACAATGAGGGCGCGTCGCCCGCATAGCCCCGTGCCCCCACCCCCCAGTCCCCCTATAAGGGGGGACATGGGGGTGGAGGGACACCAGGCCAGCGGGCGACGCGCGCGACGCGCACACACGCACGCACGTTTATGGTTTTACAGATATTCGTATTTCGACCATCCGAAAGAAGGTAGTCATTCTTCGACAAGAACATAGTTATTCTTTCCGGACTTCATAGACCAAGTTTAACAGCTATGCCAAAGATACCCGACGACATCGTTAAGCGCATACAGGACGCGGCCAAGATTGAGGACGTGGTGAGCGACTGTGGCGTGACGCTCCGCAAGGCGGGCGTGAACCTCACGGGCCTCTGCCCCTTCCACGACGACCAACACGACGGCAACTTCATCGTCCGTCCATCGACGGTCAGCGCGAAGCGCGGCGGCAACACCTACCACTGCTTCGTGTGTATGCGGCGAGGCGAGGGCGGCGGTCCCGTTGACTTCCTGATGAAGCACGAGCGACTGTCGTTCCCCGACGCTATCCGTTGGCTCGGCAAGAAGTATTGCATCGAGGTGGACAACGTGCCCGTGAACTACACGCCACCGCCACCACGACCCGCACCGCCGCCACTGCCACGGCTGACCTTCAAGCGTGAGACCGTAGGCGATTCGATGAAGGGTATCGAGCAGACGCTCTTCGTCAGGTGGCTCCGCTCATTGCCGTGGGACGACGAGCAGCGGGCAAGGCTCTCCGATGTGCTGCGCCTCTATTGTGTGGCCACCTGTCCGCACGGCCCCGAATGGATAGCCTTCTGGCAGATCACCCACGACGGCGTGCCGCTCACGGCCAAGTACATGAAGTATAAGGCAGACGGCCACCGGGTGAAAGACCGCGACGAGCAAGGCCGCAAGGTGTTCGCCTCAGACTGGGAGCACGCATGGAGAGCGAGGCAGAAGCAGTACGACCCCGACAAGTGGGAAGTACACTATGCGCTCTTCGGTGAGCACTTGCTGCGGCGATACCCGCAAGCCGTGGTGAACGTGGTGGAGAGCGAGAAGACGGCTATCATCATGGCCAACTACTACGGCGACTTCGACGCTCAGATATGGCTCGCCTGTGGCGGTCTTCAATGGCTTCAGCTTGACAAGTTCCAGCCGCTCATCGACCAAGGGCGCACCATCTGGCTGTGGCCCGACAAGGATGGGCGCAACGACTGGCAGGAGGTGTGCGACAAACTGGGCTACGACCATTGCCGAGTATATACCCACTTCTTTGACACCTGTTGGCGTGAGGAAGACGGCGACAAGGCCGACATTGCCGACATTGCCATCCGCATGATGCGGACGGGTGACAAACCAAGACAGACAGGCAAAGGGCAGGGCGCGACCGACAACAACGCTACGGCCTCCTACCACAGCGGCGCGACCCCTGCCCAAACGCCTGAAGACATCGCCCTCCAGTTCAAGCCCGACGGCGTGTCCGATGAGGAATGGCTGGAGCACTCGGCAATCATGCGGGCCATCAAGGAGTGGAAACTGACACACGTAGGCGAAGAGGATGCCCCATTCCTCGACCCGATAGAGTTGCAAGACCCACGGGTGCGGATGTGGCGCGAGATACTGAGACAACGATACAACTTTAACAAAAGCCGAAAGCAAGGTTAAACACTATGAACATTGAACTTGACCGCATCTACAACATGGACTGCCTGGAGGGGATGCCCGACCTGCCAAGCGGTCACAAGTATTGCATCGTGACTGACCCACCTTTCAACGTGGGCTACCATTACGACGAATACACCGACCGCAAGGACGAGGGCGAATACTTTGAATGGCTGGAGCAGATAACGAAGGGCTATCCAGTCGTAATGATACACTACCCCGAAGCACTCTACAAGTTCGCCTTCCAGATAGGGCAGTTTCCTGAGCGTGTCGTGTCGTGGGTGTATAACAGCAACACCCCACGGCAGCACCGCGACATTGCCTACTTCGGCATCAAGCCCGACTTCACTCTCATGCACCAGCCCTACAAGAACCCGACCGACAAGCGCATTGCCAAACGCATAGCCGAAGGGCACGAGGGTGGCATGTTGTACGATTGGTGGGAGTGCAATCAGGTGAAGAACGTCAGCAAGAAAGGCGCGGTCGTTCACCCCTGCCAAATGCCCGTCGATGTCATGCGCCGTGCCATCGGTGTGATTGATACTGAATACGTCATCGTTGACCCCTTCATGGGCAGCGGCACAACAGCCATCGCTTGCATCAAGGAAAAGCGGCATTTCGTCGGCTTTGAACTGAGCAAAGACTACTACGATATGGCTTGCAAGCGCATCGACTGGGAACAAAGACAACTAACATTATTTTAGAAATTATGAGCACAAAGCAGAAAGATGACAAACATGTAGTCTATTCCGTGAAGGTCAGCCCAGACCAGGCAGCGGTGCT